TTTTGTAGCCATTTAATTCTTTTTGTTTATTTTATATTATTAGAATATTTTATTTAGGCACATATGTACCATTTTTTTAATAAATATGTAGAAATTAAGAAAAGTATGATTTTTGTGGTATTTTAATCACATAAAAAATCATCTAGAGAGTCAATAAGTATAGTCTTATCAGAATTGTCCTTAGATTCGGACATTTGCTCTTCTCTACTTGGCTCTTGATTATATATCCAAGACCCTGGTGTAGATGGTGATGTTACTACGTCCCAACATATTAATTCAAAGTCATCTTGAACTATATTTTTTCCATGTTCCTTTTCTAAGGAACCTACACCTCTAGAAGATACACCAATTTTTAAATTCTTACGTAATAAATTGGCAACTAAATCTCCTTCACATGAAATAATTCCTTGAGTAACAAATCCGGGTGACATTATAATTTCTAACTTACCCATAAGGACATTCCCTTCCCACCACAATTCAGTAACATTATGTGAAATTCTACTTATTGCAACTATTGAACTTTCCGGATGATCTGCCTCACCCATTGCTCTTCTTTCGTTAATAAGTTTAAGATAATTTTCGGCCTCTCTCCTTAAAATATTTTCAGGGTATACCCTTTCGTTCTTATTCTCAACGCCATATTTCTGCATCACAGCATAAACAACCAAAGGCTCTTCAACTACTGTTCCGCCTTTGGTTAATTTATTTATTTCGTTAATGAAATGTTTATTGTCTTTAGGAGAGATATATCCTGAATCGTATTCTATGAGAATACCTTTTTTATTTACCTCATTACTCTTTAATATTTCTAACATAGTGATATACTTTACTAATAAATATATCTATGTTAAGAAAAACCTTATTTTTTAGTTTTATAAAAAGTAAAATGATCTTGCGTTTCTAAACAACTCCCTATTACATTTTTTACAATGTTAGTTGCGGTATTTACCATCTTTGGTTTATTAACTGGTATATTGTTTTTTTGAAACAATGTTATTTCACATGACATAAAACTTCTTTTCTCATCACTTATACCTGAAGATCTCATATCTAAATCTACAATATATTTATCGTGATGAAAGTCATTTATGTCTATAGTAGAATTTATATTATGTTTTATTTGTTTTCTTAAATTACTTATTACATTATTATAATTTATATTTTCTGTTTTTTTCATGGGCTCACCCCAAGCAGATAAATTAATATATATACTCTTTGGGTTTTTATTATCAACTGTACCTAATCTTATTTTATAACTTGAATCTATATCTAAAGTTATTTCTTTTCCTCTTTTTTTCATTCATAATATTTTATTTTTATGTTATTTATGTTTAAAATATACTAAATAATTATAGGTTTGTCAACCACGAAAAAACCCACCTTATTGGGTGGGTTTAATCTTATTGGTTTATTTTGAAATATACCTATTTTTTATCTAACAATTTAACTAGTACGACAACTGCTAACAGTCCAACGAATCCTGAATTTCCTAAAGATTCAATTAGGGCTGTAACATTACCTACTACATCCATTCCAAATACTGCTCCTCCGAAGAGTACTTGTACTAAGATGCCTACAGTTAAGAATGTCATTAAGAGATCCGTAACTCCAGAGAAAAATGTTTTGATATTTCCAAATATCTTTTCCATAATTTTGTTTTTTTAATTTTTGTTATTGGTTAAAATACTAAGTTTAAATGTATACTTAGTCCTAGATTTCTTTCATCATTTAAAACATCCGAAAAGGTTAATCTTGGCTCTACGTTTACATGATCTTTCCATTTATAAGTTTTGCCTAAACCTAAATCAAAAGATTCTGAACCGGTACCATAACCAGCGAATGCGAAATTGTTATCTTTAACATAATATCTAGCACCAACATTGATGTCATCAAAATTTGCCATACCTAAAGTAAGACCCACATTATCAAAGAAAAAATGGGTGATACTAGGAGAGGAAACATTAATAACATTTTCTGTTGAAGATATTGATAAAGTACTTAATTGGGTTGATCCCTTTTCTTGAGAAAAACCTGCAAAAGAACAAACAAATAGCGCAAACATTAAAATTAATTGTTTCATAATCACGTTTTTATATAATTGTTATTAGTTCTAATCAGTGGCCACTGATTGTTTAAGTTGGTAAACCTTATCAATGTCACCAACATATTCATTTGGATTATAAGTCATTCTCAATAGTTTATCTTTTACTTTGAGTAGCTTATCTTTCATATCCAAATCAGTATTTTCATTTAATTTATTATCTATTAAATCGATACATTCTTTTTTAAGATTTACGTACACATTTTCTTTATCTTCTTCTGTGCCGTTTAAAACTGATTTGATTATATTTTTTTCACTTTCTGTTATATCTGAATATTTTAGATTAAATCTATTAATCGCCATTTTAGTTAATACACTAGGTGGTAAATTTACAGATTCATATTGTTTTACTTCTTGTTCGGATACTTCCATCATCTTTCTTGTGATGAAATTAATTGACTCTTGAATTTTATCTATCGAAGAAGCTGTTTTTTTAGTTTCTACTAATATATTAATATGGTTATATAATTCCATATTTTCTTTAACTAATTCTTTACCTTTTAATAAAGATACTAATTTTTTTGTTCCCCTGTTAATTTCTTTTTTATCTAATTTTTTTAAAAGTGTGATACTTTCTTCAATATAGTATTTAGCATCAGATTCATTAGTAAATTTTTTACTACTTAAATTCTTATATAATAAAAATTGTGATTTTAATGAGTTATTTTTTTTTAGTTCTTTTAAGTAACTATTAAATATTTTTTTACCTTCTTTATCTTTCTTAATGATAGATTCTGATAAAATCGAGTTAAAGGTGTCTTTTATTTTTCCAAAATTATACATACTTTTTTTATTAATAAATATTAAGATTTTATAAAAAAGTCTATTTTTCTTCTTCTTGTATCAAACCATCTATCTCTTTTGACATTTGTTCAATCTTAGAATTTATGGTTTCTACACCATTATCCACATTAATTATGTTTTGATCGTTATCTATACTCTCAATTAATCTTTTTAAATAAACACTCTGATATTTTTTGGTTTTATTAATTAATTTGGATTTATTTTCTTCTACTAGTAAATCACCTTTTCTATTAGTAGATTCTACCGGTGTTTCAGCCGCCGCAATCTCTCCACCTTCTTCTGCCCCCGCTTCTGTCGCTGCAGCACTTTCTATTTCGGCACCAAAATCTCCACCACCAAATGCGCCGCCACCAAAGTCACCACCACCCATATCATCTCCTCCCATATCATCTCCACCTTCTCCTCCAGCTGCGTTGGTTGGGGTTGTACCAAATTCACCATATAAAGTGTCTACTCTATCAAATATACCAGTTTTCTTAATTATGGTAGAAGTTTGTTCCATTTCTGCAGATGCAGCTTTTTCCATTCTTTGTTGTTCTAAATCATTTCTAATTTCTTCTTCACTCATCCCTAAAATATCTCTTTTAGCTCTAGTCATAGAATACGCACCAAATCCGTTACCAGCATCTGATACTGCATCTTTATAAAGTGTTACTTTTAATTGTGTTTGTTCGGTTTTTAACATATCCGCTTGAGTAGAAGGATTATTAAGTGATAATGTAAAGTTTTCTAATTCATCTTCTAAACCTAAAACATATAAATGAATAATTGCAATTTTATTTAATTCTTGTATTATTGCTTGTTGGATCCTATTTATTGTTCTTGAAAATCTAATATCTTGTAACGCTAAATTTTTCCCCTCACCTGTCACTTCTTCAAACCCTAAAAATGGTTTAGGTACTCTAAGTGCGGTAAATAATTTTTTCTGTAAATATTGTATATCTGCAATTTCTGATAGGTTAGTTGCTCCAGGAAGAGTATCAATAGGGCTAGGAGCATTAGGGTCCCTAACTGGTATAAAATAATCTTGATCCTGAGCCATCTGATTATATCTAGTATCTATTTGTCCTGTTTTTTGATCAATAACTGGGCTCTTTTTAAAATTGTTTGCAATTTTCTGTATATATGCTGGCACATCTGCCTCATCAATATTACCAACAAATATTTTAAATATCCTTCTTTCTGGTGCTCTTGTTACTCTATATATTAACATTGCATCTTCAGATAATAATAATTGTTTCCAAATCCTTCTAGCTTTTTCTAATACTGACGTACCATAGGGTAATCTTCTATCATCACCTAATAACCTAAAATGTGCTACCTGCCAAGCGTTAAATTCTATATCTCTATTACTCCACACAAATTTAACTGGGTTAAATTTATCCTCTGTTTCGAGACTAGAATTTTCACCAAAACCATCATTTTCTTTTCTACTAATTTCTATATTGGGTAATTGTTTTACATTGGTGACACCTTCTTCACCATCTATATTTAAAAATAAAAAATCATCACCATATTTACATGTGTTTCTTACCCACATAGGTAAATTTGTATGTATATCTAATCTATTAAAAAATAGATCTTGTAATATTCTTTTAACCCTTTTACTTTCTGAAAATATATTTAAAATTCTACCTTCACCATTTTGTGTGGTAGATTCTTCCATAAAAATATCTAATGCTGCAGCAATCTCTGGAAAAAATTCCATACCTTCAAAATCCGCGTATGAAGCTAAACGAGTAGTTTCATAATATATTGAGTGTTGATAAATCTCATTATCAACCTTTGTCCACATATCAGAAAGATATTTATTTTGTTGCATTTGCAACTTTTTATAATCATATTCTTCTTTGGATTGGGTTTTAAGTAATTCTTCATTACCTAATGAATATCTGGATTTACTTTGTCTCTGACTTATCTCAGGACCAAATAAGTCACCTAACTGTTGAAATATTGTTTTCTTTGCCATTTTATTTTATATGTTGTTTTACTATTATAATAAATATCTACTAAAACTAAATATTATTTAATTCCAAACAACCAATTAAATTCTCCCTCATCATTATTACCATTAGTTGGTGTTTTTGGGTGATACGTTGGTGTATTGGTATAAAAAGGATTAACATGGGTTTTCTCAATTTTATCGGATTCACCACCACTAGACACAGTAACCCAACTATCTAACATTGCTTTTGTTTGTTTTTCTATCGCTTCTAATTTTTTAAATGTTGTTTGCACAATAAATATTGGCATTGCCAATGCCATAATTATATCATCATGATATCCATCCATATGATCTGGTCTACCACCTTTATAAACAAAAGTTTTTAATTCTGAAATTAATCTTACTGATCTTATTATTGTTTTATTTTCTCTAATATGTTCTTCTAAATCACTAACCATTTGTAATCTTGTATTACCTACATTATATCCTGGAACCTTATCACCTTGTTTATATACTGTTTTTGCGTATTTTTCACTTAAGCTTCTACTTTTAGGGTCATCATAGTGAAGATATTTATACCCCATTTCTAAAAGTTTCATTACAGTAGAAACACCCATTCCACCTGTTATATCTATTATGGTATAAGCCTGATATAAATTACCATACTTATAAACTATTTCTGCTAATAAATCGGGGGGTAGTTTATATTGAAACTCCGCCACTTGTTCTAAACCATCAAAATCTAATATTACTATGGTAGAACTGTCTTTACCATCACCTCTAGATACATCTACACCCATAATATATTTATGTCCCTCTTCTGGTTCTTTCCATATCCACATAGATTTTTCCATTTCTGCCATATATTTTGG